AAGAAGCGTTAGGTACTGCTGGTTGGTTTATAGAAAGGGATGATACACAGACATGGATAGATACAGTACGCTCACTTATGTTAGGGGAGAAAGGCTACGGCTATTATCAGATGCTTGCCCGCAAAAGAGGGGAGGAGTTAAGGCAACAATGTGAGGCTGATATAGATACATTTGAGGGTTTTTTGCAAAAGCGTATCTTTGAACTAAAATAACCTTATGAAAGTTGAATTTATTTCCCAGCGGGTAGAGAACGCAAAGGTTTACAAGGCTGGTGATACAGCAGACCTCAACTCCGAGACAGCTAACAACCTAATAGCTAAGGGTATTGCTAAGGCTGTAAAGGTTGCCAAACCGAAAGCGGAAACTAAAGAGGAAAAGCCTAAAAAGAAAACCACCAAAAAGAAAAAGTAATGAAGGTTAAAGCATTAGAAAGATTCTATACAGGCTCTGGCTTTTGTGAGGTTGGAGACGTTGTTAACGTAGGCCAAGCTAAAGGCACTGTACTTATATCTGTTGGCAAAGCTGAAAAGACTACTAACAAGGTCGCAAAGAAAGAAGACAAGCCAGAGATAGAAACCAAAGAGGAGAAAGCCCCTACGGACACTAAAGAGGAGGAAGACCCTGCCTCTGATGTAGACGACATACCCTCTCTACGCTGAAAGTACAAAGAATTAACAGGGAACCATCCAGACAAACGATGGAAAGAAGACCGCTTAATTAAGGAGATTAAAAGCTCGTGAGTCACATACAAACCCTACACGAGATAAGCGTATCATCTGAGCCAGCAGCGGAGCCAGTAACACTCGCAGAGGCTAAAGCATGGGCTAAGATTGACTTTGCAGATGACGATGCTTTAGGCACAGCCTTACTTAAATCAGCACGAGAGATAGCACAGGCCTACACAAACAGGGCCTTTATCACTCAAACATTAATAGCTTATTGGAAATCCCACGAGGGAGAGGTAGTGCTGCCCCGCGCCCCTATCCAATCAGTCACCACAGTAGTAGAGATTAACCTGGATGTAGAGACAACCTTTACCGTAGATCAAGACTTTTATGTGATGGGTGTAGATGATAAGTTCTTAAGGATTGAGAGAAGCGGTATTAGTAAGAACAACAAACACCCACGCGAGCGTTTTAGCTCTGGCCTTGATCTTAAAGTAACCTATGTAGCAGGCTATGGTAACGCAGGCTCAGATGTACCAGATGGAATAAAGGACGGCATTAAGTCAATCTGGACTTATATGTATGAGCACAGGGGAGAGGAGATAAGCACCACCCAAGCCCTAACCATAGAGGCCCGCTTACTCTTAGACCCATTGCGTATCTTTACGATATGAGCCAAGCAGTAGGGCAATTACGAGAGCGTATCATTCTAAGCACAGGTATTAAAGGAGCTGACGGGGCGGGAGGGTTTACCTTTACCCCAGACTTTACATCCTCTACGGTATGGGCAGATATTAACCCCATGAGCGCTAAACGCCTGTTAGAATTAGGCAGGGACGTATCCCAAACCACCTACGAGGTAACGATTCGAAAAGATGCTAACATAGTTACTAACATTGGAGCTTATAGTATGAGATGGGAAACCAAAGGAAACAGACGCTTAAAGTTCCTGTGGTTCTTGGATGTGGATGAAAGAGACAGGTTTATTAAGTTCGCTGCTGTTGAATACGAGGAAAGCTAATGGCTACCAACATTACCATAAAGTCAAACGTTAAACCCAATCTGGATAGATATGAGAGAAGTGTTCTTGTGAGGGTTAAGAATCAGGTTAGTGCTTCAGCATTAATAGTAGAGACACAGGCAAAGAAAAACGCACCTGTTAAGGTTGGTAGGTTAAGGGCATCTATTCGTCAGCTAATAAAGAGCGACCAAGGTTTTCGTATAAGAGTAGGGACAAACGTAGAGTATGCTGAGAAGATGGAGTTTACCCACCCCACTAAAAGCCTTTACCTTACAAGGGCAGCTAATAAAGAGCGACCTATATTTATGAAGAAAATAGGCAAGATTCTAAATAAGGTAAAATGAACGTTGCAAGCGAGGCTATACGCAAAGCATATTTTACCGCACTGGATGGCTTAGCTATAACAGATGAGCAGAGCGCAGCTATAACCCTACCCTTTAGGGATGTAGTACAGACAACCGATAGTTTTCCCTACATCTACGTAATAGATCAAACAGCAAACGAGTTCACCTCTAAGGACCACTTTAGTACAGAGGCCACTATTACCCTTGGGGTGGTTACTAAATTCTTTGGGGATTTTGGAGGCCGTCAGGTAGGAGATGAGGCAGTAGATAAGATAGTAGACATAGTGCGCCCTGACTCGCGGGTACACTTAGACACCACCTCTGACGGGCACAGGATAATAAGAACCAATCTTACAACTACCAACGCTATCTTACAACAGTACGATGATGGCAGCGGATACCTACACACAATTACCTTTGACCACCTATTAAATCAACTTTAAGTATATTTGCACTTATAACCTTAACAAAAAGACATGGCAACACCAGCAGGCCCTTTTAATGGAACACTCATGGCGGTTACAGCCGATGGAGATGTTATCGCACACGCACTAAGCGCAACCCTTAATATTAACCAAGACTTACCAGACGCTACCACTAAGGATAGTGCAGGCTGGGCAGAGCATATCAACGGCCTTAGAGACTGGAGTATCAGTGTAGATGCTTTACAGGATTTCCTCAAGACCTTTGGTTTCGAGGGAGCTTTTGACTCTGTAAACTCTCGCTCATCTTTAGCTATTGTCTATACTACCAATGTATCAGGAGACATCCAGTACACAGGCACAGCTAACTTCTCTGGCCTTACTAACGATACACCAAATGAGGGTGTAGCGAGCTGGAGTGGTGAGATAGTAGGTACAGGCGCACTGGTTAAGAGTTCTGTATCCTAATGAAAGTTAAGCAGATTGATATAGGAGGCAAGGAGCGCCCTTTTAAGTTTGGCATTAACGCCTCCTACAAGATAGCTGACATACTCAAATGTGAAGCCTCTGAGGTTGATAAACTTATATTCTCTTTTGCTGACAAGAAAAAGAAAGGCGAGGACGCTACAATAGAAGACCTAAGAAACATGGCAGCCTTTATGTTTGGCGGGCTGTGGAGTGGAGCACGTAGGGTTAACGAGGAATTTAAGTACTCATTCGAGGACGTAGCAGACTGGATAGACGAAGACCCAAAGGCCTTCTTAGAAGCTGTTATTTCCTTGGGAGAGGATGACGTAACAACAAAAAAAAAGGAACAGGAGAACCCCTCCCCTTCACTTTCGGATACTGCGAACAACTCGCCAAAAGAGCAGGACTCGACTACTACGATTACTTAGAGATGAGCTGGCCCCAGTTCTGGTGGGCTATTGATTCAGCAAACATTCAAAACGAAGTACACTGGACTCATACCCGTGAGCTAATGGCTGCTACTATTCAACCCCACATGAAAAAGGGCAGGAGAGTCAAGGGTAGGAAATTAGTACCTTTATCCATTGATAAGGAAACCTTATTTCAAACAGAAGTAGGTAGCCTTACAAGCTGTAAAGCCGAGATACTGCGCCTTAATATGTACCATTACAAATGGAACCCCAAAGGAACCAAGTACAATACAGACTATCTAAAGTCACTGGCTAACTAATGGCAAGAGTAGCAGAGATATCGGTAGACATAACGGCCAAGAACAAAGGCCTTAAGAAAGGAATTAAGGAGTCCCAGAAAGCCACTAAGAAGCTCTCAGGCTCCTTTAATAAGTTAGGTGCTGCTATTGGTGCTGCCTTTGCTGGTAAGGCACTCCTGAACTTTGCCGCTGACTCTGTAAAGGCTTTTGATGAGCAGATAAAAGCAGAGCGCTCCCTTGAGGTAGCACTGGGTAAAACATCCACAGCCTTAAAAGATCAAGCCTCTGCCCTGCAAGCTGTTACCCGTTTTGGTGATGAGGCAACCCTGGGCGCACAAGCACAGCTCGCACAGTTTGGCCTAACAGAAGCACAGATACTAAAGATAACCCCAGCACTTCAGGACTTTGCAGCAGCCCAAGGGGTAGACTTAAAGACAGCCTCACAGCTCTTAGCTAAAACCATTGGCTCCTCTACTAACGCCCTTGCACGTTACGGTATAGAGATCGAAGGTGCAGCAGGCTCTAACGATAGATTAGATAGCGCAGTAGATGCTCTTAACACCAAGTTTGAGGGACAGGCTGAGGCTATGGCTATGGTAGGCTCTGGGCCACTAATACAACTGGAGAACGCATACGGTGACGTAAAAGAGTCAATAGGTAAACTTATCACAGAGGGATTAGCGCCCTTATTGCCAGCACTACAAAAGACCGTAGAGGCTTTCAAGGCAATGATAGATGACGAGAATATCTCGTTCTTTGAAAAACTAACAGCCTCGGTTAACCCCTTGATAGGGGGCATTGTTGACCTCCAGGTAGGCACCAACAAACTGGCAAACTCTTTCGAGGGGGTTATATCTAAACAGGCCTTAGTCAAGTTCTTAACCGCTACCCAGACCCAAGCAGACAAACTCACAGCAGCATACGAGGCAGG